GGATTATGTCTAGCGATATGCATAACTTTTATAAAGACAAACCTTGGGACTTTGATAGAGATGAAACTATGCGAATATTTACCCTTTATTTGCACACAGGATGCCGTTTAAATGAACTTTTAACACTTACATGGGACAATGTTCATTTTGAAGAAAAAAGTATTACTGTGATAGGAAAAAGAAAGAAAGTAAGAAAGATATTTATAACTGAAACTGCAATGCAAATATTAATGTCCATGACAGATAGGAAACAACCAATGCCTTATACAGAATATAAAGTTAGATCAAGGCTAAATGATTTAAATAAAATATCTGGTATTAAATTTACTACTCATAATTTAAGATCAACTTGCGGATCCTTTATGTTATCGTCTGGTGCAAGTATAGAAGAAGTCTCAAGTCACTTAGGACACGAAGATATACAGACTACCTGGAAATGGTATGCTAGAATTATAGAAGAAAAAAGAAAATCTGCTACATTGAAAATGGAAAAACTGACTATGGGATTACCAAACTATATTGTTACTCTTCAGGATAAAACCTTAGCTTAATTACCATGACTCTATAAGGTTTAGATTCATATCCCAAGTCCTATATGCCGTTTGTCTCGCTTGTAGTTCATTATCACTCAATCTAAATATTCCATAATCGCCAGAAGTTGTTGATGTCCCATCTATTGTAAATAAAAATGGAATATGCTGACCTATTATTTTATTAAAAAATTGAGAATGTATATCGGGACCTGTAAAAAAATCAGGATGATCTGTTTGGTCAGCACTAAATAAATCTGAGTCAGCAAGATAGCTAAATTTCATATTATGAAACATCCTCCCATATCTTTTTTGGAAACTATATGTATTTACAGTTGATCCTGTCGTATTAACCCAAGGGTTTGTTGCGGACCAAGAAGGAGCTCCTAATTGTGTAGCAGATGAAAAAGTGCTTCCACCAGCCGATTCATGTAATTTTACACCATCATACTCAAATCCAGTAACAACATTTAAATCTGGAGCAAATGGAAAATCTATATATGTTCCATACAAAATTGAACCGATATCTACCCTAGCATCAAAGTTTTGAGCACTGCCGTTTTCATCGGTTATTGTAATTCGTAAATATTGGTTATCTACACCACTAACTGCTGGAAATGTTATTAAGGTCCACCCATTCGCCCCTGGATCAATTTCTCCAGCTGTATCGTTTTCTTCAGCATTCATTACTTTCGTGTGATTGCCTGTTGTGCTTAATGAAGTCACTGTGCCACCACTAAAAGATGACGAGTCACATAATTCTACTTTTAATACTGCATCCGCAGTATGGAAATTGTGATTTAATATTGCTAGAAAGCTATTTTCTCCAAGTGAATTTGATGAAAATTCTGTATTAAATTGTATATAAAACTCTTGTGTTGTTGCCGCAATAGACACTCCATTATGTGGTTTTAAATCAAATAAATCTTCTTTATTTCCAGCTGAAAAGGCTACATCGCTACCCGCATCATCTTTAATATCAAGATTGCTTAATTCACTCCATCCTGTAGCTAAGTTAAAGTTAATATGATCAATATATGCTCTGGGTGTAGCAAATCGTTTATATCCCATTATCCCACCTCTCTTGCTGTTATGCTCACTTTCCCTATTGAGCGTTTTAATTCGACAATCATAAAATAAGTGTTATTGCTAAAATCTGTACCAAACATTTCTACTGGCATATCAGTAAAATATACTACATCACCAGTTTCTATTTTACAACCTTTAGCGGGATTAACTACTTCGCAATCCACTAAAATTTTCATATCACCAATTAAATTATTCTGATATGCATAAAAATTATTATTGGGATCGCTATTTGCAGCTGGTGTACCTACGTTATAGTCTAGATTAATTTCTTTAATACCTTCTTTTTCGCCATGGTTATATTTTGCACGAGATGTGTCGTTAGTAAGTGTAATATTTTCAATATATTTATCTTCTGCGGGATGCTTTTTATAGTTTATTTTCATTTTTGACACTACATTATTTAATCCAATAGTGCTTATGTTTACTTTATTTACATCATTACCAGTAAGATTTAAAATTGTACTTGGTGTCGCATCTCGCAATGTATCATATTCAGAATTCTGTACAATATTAATATACTTCAATGATCCAGTAGCATCCATCTTCCAGTTGAATCCAAATTCATAAGCCAGTTTATCTAATGCTTCTTTTAATGAAGTTGATTCTAATTGCCAATAACGTATTTTCCATGCATCTACTGCCCTATCTGCATCAAACCCACTCCAATTAGTAGGGTTTGCACTAGATGTTCCAGAAAAGCGTTGCAATAAATCTCTATGAGCATCGTGTCCATGAGCAATAGCACCACTATCCCATGATGCTGTAAGACCATCACCCCCAGAATAAAAGTATTTTCTATTAGCTAAATTTGACGCTTCTCTGTCATCATAATCATCATCACCACTGTATAATGTTAAATGCAAATGAAATTGAATATCGTTTATTGAAACAGTTCCGTCAACAGAACCAGTTTCTTGATATACTAATGATATTGGTAGTCCGCTATCTACAACTCCACCACCCATGCCACTAATATCGAATGTAGTAGTTATTTCGGTATCTGCTGTAAAGCTAACAGTAGTGCTAAGATTTACACTGTATGGACTTGGAAATGCATATAGCGTAAATGTCGAATCAACTGATGATTTATGAGTAATTTTAAGAATACGAACACTTTGTGTTGCAAAAATCTTAGGTGGCGTTGCCAATCCAATAATTAAATTATTACCACCATTAGTAAATGCAGCCGTAGCAAATGTAGTTGATTGACCATCATGTGCAAAATGTTGATTACTAAAAAATGTACCAGAGCCATCTGGATCAGTAATTCCTTGACCTCTAACATATCCACTTGCTAACCGAGATGTTTTATTTCTAAGAACATTTTGATTTTCAATTGTAGTAGTGGTGTCTTCATATACACCAGAAGATGTAGCAAACGGTAAAAATATCTTTTCACCCATCCAAATATTAATATGAGAATAAGAATTATCAGCATAAGACCTTGGCATCAAAGTCTGTATTTCATCTCTATTTGAAAGCATAACTGGTACTGGAAACAGTTCTTCGCTGCAAAACGCTGGTGTATTATAAAAACTTTGATTTGGAGTAAAATCGCCATAAACAGTAGGTACATATATACTTGTTAAAGCAACTTGATCTTGGGGAAACGTAATGCCATCCCATGGGCGATGGCTATTTATCTGCATCGTGACACTTTTATCTTGATTTAATGTAACTTCTACTAGCCTACCTGTAAAAATTCTTTGGCAACTATTTAAAGAACTATTGTTATTAAATTGTGCATAAACTCGCACTTCTCTATTGTGATAGTTTCTCTCTGCATGATTAAATAAATATTTATAAAAATCATCATCTTCAAATAAAAAATTTGCACTGGTTACGCTAATATTGCCAGTACTGGCTGTGCCATTAACTACATCCAAACTATCACGAAGTGTGATGTTTTTATTAATCACCGAACCATAGTATGTGTTAGAATCGGCTATAGTATGGGTAAATGCAAGTCCAAAACTATGAATATGTTGATTAAAGCCACCAACATCCCATACAGTTGCATCACCAGCACCAGATACTTTATTATTGTTCATTACTGCACCATTGTTACTGCTTGAACTAGAATCATATACTGTATCGCCAGTGCCTTCATCTAGTTTCCAATAGCCAAGTAAGCCAGTAGCTCTATTGTCTACTGTGCGATTGTAATATCTCTCAATTTCTACATCTGACCTAATCGTAGACCAAACACGCAAATGTGCCATTTTACCTTCAAAATAGTTAGGAGAACCATAATTCTGATTACGTCCTACTAAAAACTCCATAGATGATGATGTACCACCAGTTGGGTCTTCTGTTTCTGCTGCTGTAGTATGAATAATTTCCCCATTTTTATAAAATCGAGTTTTATTATCAGTGTTGTTACGACTAATAGCAATATGATTCCATGCACCAGCTCCAGTATCTAAATCATATTGTTCGTATTTCCCAGTTCCACTATCATGCTCCCAACTTAATTTAATGGTGTCACCAGATGCAACCGATACATTAAACTGAACATTGGTTGCTTCTGCTTCTGGTGAATCATTATATCCAAACGATAAAATGGGATTTGCACCTGTAGACTCTAACTGATACCAAAATTCAATCGTAAAACCAGCAGTGCTATCATCAAATGAATTAAATATATCACCAAAGTTTAAATAATTATTATCACCATCGTTAAACACCATGCAATTATCATTATCTGCGGTAAACTGAAATAGCCAATTCTCGTTTACGTTTGGTGAAGTTGGAGCGTTGGATAAAGGCATTCTATGCTAAATTTTGCTTTGATGCTTTTTGTATTTGTGGTATAAGATTATCTCGCACAAACTCATCATTCCCAATCATATTACCACTAATATTTACAGTGACATTACCAGGAGTATTTCCAGTTTCGTTCATGTTTGCTAGGTTATTTACTCCAATATTTTGAACTGCACTACGTTGCATAATAAATTCTCCTGCTTGAGCCATTATTGGTACATTGTCTTGTCCATGGACCATTCCACCTGTAGCAAATTTTTGAATCCCAGTTTGTTTTATTAAACCGCCAGTATGACCGACAAACATAGACCCTGCCATCATCATTGCACCAGGTATCTGACCACCTGGGATCATCATTAAAATTTGCCCCAAAGACCTCATCATTATTGCATTTGCTTCAGCTGCATCTGTTTCAGCATCTGTTAATTGCTTAAAAGAACTTGCTAGATTTAATATAATACCCGCAGCCATAGCTCCTTGCTTACCTAGTTCATTTGTAGTCTCAGTAATGTTCTCTAAATCTGTATTTAACTGATCTAAAACAATATCTACTTCAACTTCTCCAATTCCTTCTATTGAGCTAATTAAATTTTTATTTTCTTCTATTGCTTTGATTGTCGATTCAATATTTCTTTTTTGACCTTCATCAGTTTGATTAAAAATAGACATAAAGTTTTCTTCAATCGCTGTTAATTCTTTCTTTTGGCTCTTGGTCCTTTCTAATGCATTAGTGTGCTCATTCATTTTATCAGTATATAACTGAGTTGCTTGTGCATTTTCAATTATTTTAATCGCTAAATTTGCTTCTGTTTCGTCTAATTGAACTATAATGTTATTTGCGAGTTTTACTTTGTTGGCATGAGTGGTGGCTCCTGCATTCGCTAAGTCAAAATTTTCAATAAGGTCTTCAAAAATAGGACCTTGTAAATTTAGCTCAGTTCTTAAATCTTCTAAGGTTTGCAACCTAAGTTGTTCTTTCTTTATACTAGCATCTGTTGATTCAAGAGCACTTAAAGTATTTTTTTCTAACGATGATTCAACTATGGATATCAGTCGCTTACTAGCTATAATTTGAGAATCAACTTCTATTGATCTTTCTTTTATCCTATTAAGTTCTTCAGAAGCTTTTTTTGCTCTTTCTATCGCTTCTTTTTCTTCATTAATAGCTTTTGTAAGTTCTTCTGCTCTGTCAATTAATTTTAAATCTTGAGCAGTTAATAGTTTTTTACTCTCAAAAAAAGCAATCGTTCTAGCATCTGCTCCTTCAAGCGTAACTAATTCTACAAGTAGCCTATCTACTTTCTTTTGTAAATTCTCAGTATATTTTTGCTCTTCTTCGTTTAATTCTTCAACTGCTACAGTAGAATGTTTTAAAGATTCTATGTATGCATCTTGGGTTTTTTTAGCATCTTCTAATGCTTTTATATTATCTTTTGTTTGATCAGATAAATCATTAAATACACCAAGCCATTCAAGTGCTTTGTCGATTATAAAACTGATACCAAGCAAGATTGCGGTAAACTTAAGAGCTCTGAATGATTTTGCAAATTTTAAAGTAGCTAAGGCTGCCAATATTGCTTGGGTCCTCCATATAACTAATCCTGTTGTTGCAATACTTAAACTCAATGCAAATTCTGTTATTTCCTTTGTATCTATGCTTTGAATAAATTTATCAACCATGATAACAGTTTCTGTTAGTTCAGGTAAAAACATATCACCAATTGTTGCAGAAAGAATTTCAATTGAACCTTGCATATTACTAACTGCACCACTAAATGTTTTTGATAGCCTATCAGCACTCCCAACAATTCTACCATCTGGATCAGTTAGTGCTTGTAATAATGCTACTCTAAATTCTGGCAATGTTAGGTTTGTTAAGTCTTCAATTCCCTGTGAATCTTTAATTAATTGAAGTATTCCACGCTCCCTGAGTATATCAGCGGCACCAGCACCTCCCGCAAAAGCTCGACCCAAAGCACTTGCTGCTTCGGTTGCATTTGTATTCATAAAAGCTGCTAAGTCTGTTAGTGACATTAAGACTGCTTTAGAGTTTACACCAAAAGCTTCTAT